TTATTTTCGACCGACAAAACGGAGTACGAAAAAACATCCCATGATGACAGTTGTGCAGATTGCAATGATGCCGAGCCAACGCAGGTTCTTCGGTGTCGAATCCTCTTTGATCTCTTCCGTGCTTGTGTCTTCCTGTTTGTTCGTCGTGGTTTGTTCGTTGGCGGCTTCGCGTAATTGCTCGTCGACGATCTGACGAATAACGGATTTATCGACGGTTGCCGTCGTGTTTGTGGTTTTCGTTTCCGTTGTGGTCGTCTGCTGGGGCGGCGGGATTCCCAAGCTGTCGGCAGCGGGGCTGCTCGTATCGTAGATGGTTGTCGTCGATTTCGTTTCCGTCGTGGTTTTCGAAATCGTTACGACGTCGCGCTGCTCCTCCGTCTGCTCCTGCGTTGAGGTTTGCCGCTCCGATTCGGCCCGCTCTTCGACGCGCTCCTGTGTGGATGAACGCGAGGTGTTGCGCGTGGATGCACACGCGCAAAGTAGAACGGCTGCCACTATTGCGAAATAGTATCTTTTCATAGGCTTACAAATGCAGGATAGCACGACGATTACCGATGCCTCCCATTTTACAGGAAATGTGAAGCCAGCGGAAATTGCGTTCGTCGATAAGTTGGTCGAACGAAATATCGCTTGCGCAGATCATGTCGAATAGTTGCTTTTTTCCCTCGACCGTTCCCGTCGTTATATCAGCGGCTTCGCCTTTGACGTGCTGGCTGGGCGCCACGCCTCCGCCGGGAGCATTGAGGGCTGGCGACCGATACCCGCTGTTTACGCCGATAGGTTTGCCCCATAGCCGACGGATTGGGTCGAGGCAGTTATCCATTAGGTAATTCAGGCGTCGGAGAACGTCGTGTGGCGGCGTGTTCTGGATTCCCCTTGCTTCCGCCGTGTCAGAGTGGAGCAATTCGGAAAGAGTGAAATGCTGTGCCATACCTACCAGCGTTTGAAGATTGCGAAATGTACGATCTCGCCGACCAGCGTACCGATAGCGTCGGCGGCAATATCGAGCCAGTCCCAGCGTCCGCCGCTTTGCATATCTTTGATTTCAGCCGTCAATCCTGCGCCGACGCCAAATTCCCAGCCGAGTAAAGCTGAACCGATAAGGCATCCGAGCAGGTGCAGAATGCGGTTCGACTTGAACAGGAAAAAGTCGCTCACTTTTTCCAAAACTGCGGCCATTTCGAGGGCCTTTTTCAAAATGTAATTCATATCGAATCCGATTTAATATGTGTCTTTATTTACTTTTTCAGCCCGGTTGTCTTCCTCGATGTGGCATTGTTCGAGTTCGTCAATACCGAGCCGTCGCCCCAGCAACGAAAAGACGTTAAATGTTATCCGCTTGCCTTTTGCTGCAAAATAGTTAGACAAGCACGACGATAGTTCATTACCGTAAATGATGGCGAAAATCAGGTATTTCAGCCAGTCGGCGGCAAATCCTATCGAAATAGTAATGCCGAGCATGACCCAGCACAGGTATTCGCACATTTTGTTGACCGTGCGGCGAACTGCCCGCGAAATGCGCACACGCTCACCCCTTTTTCGGGCTGCTTCACAGCCGAAAAAGAGATCGCAGACGATAACCACAGCTGCAACGACCAACCAAATGATCGAATCCGCAAGCGCTTGATAGAAAATCGACGTCAATATCGCTGTCGCCGAGTTCTGCACGACGGTTTCGGTCATTGTCGATTGTTCGGTTAGCGGGTTCATACGGCGTCGATGTTATGCGCCTGCTCTTCCTCGGCTCGTTCCGCATCTCGCGTCGCTTCGAGTTTGGCCAGCGTCTGTTCGTTTCGGTTGTATTCGGTGTTTGCGGCCTCGTATCGGGCGAAATCGTCGGGGTATGTTTCACGAAACGACGTTCCGTTTTTGAAGCATTTCGCGGCCCGTTCGTCCGACGATGCCATGATCGCGCGCAGTTCCAACTGGCGCGACTGTAATTCGTTAATTTGCTGCTGTGTTTCCATCGTTGAGTAAGTTTTTGAGTGTGAATAAATCGCGTCTGCGTTGTTTGCGGACGTTGTATTTGCAGATTTCCCGTTGCCGGAAATGTTTGACGACCGTTGCCGTCGTGATGTCGTCGTCGAAACGGATATAGTCGCACCATACGGTTCCGACCTCTGCGGCGATGCGTTTACGAATGTTGAACGTATCGAAATGCCGCATCAACCCCAAATAGGAGTTTAGGATTGTCGCCAGCTTCTCGACATGCCGGGCCTTGCGGCGGCTACTGTGTCGGCATGCTTCGTTGTAGTAGTGAATCTTTCCGAAACACCGTGCGACGGTTTGGTTGTTCGTGTAGACGCGGTTGTATTTGATAACCGCACCTAAAAATTTGATACCTTTCGAGTAGTGTTGTAGGTAGAATTTCCGCGGGTGCATCGTCAGTCCCCGTTCTGCGGCGAAATAGTTTCGAATATAAGGCATGGACGTGAGAAATGATGCCTTATCCCGGACGACGAATGCGAAATCGTCGACGTAGTTCACAGGAGCGAGGCCAACGGAGCGCATCCACCGCATCGCGGGTGCGTTGTAGAAATTCGCGTCGGATTGCGACGTGAGGTTCCCAATGGCTAAACCGAGGAACCAATCGACATTGTAGAGGCTCTTCGAGCGCGGCAGGTCGGCCCAGTCGCAAAGTGGAGTTTTCCGCACGGCGTTGTCCTGCGGATTATGCAGCGTAACGACGCGGATAAGATACAACAGCGTATCCTTATCCCATCCCTCGTAGCGTTTGGCGACCAATGCGACCAACTCGTCGTAAAGACGGCGTTTGTCGATGCTCATAAAGAACGATTGCAGGTCGAATTTTGCCACATAACAGTCGGCGGTATAACCTTTCGACTGGTGGAATATCTGCTGCTGTAGGGCCTGTATGGCCGCAAGGTTGCCTTTCCCGACGCGGCAGCTGAACATGTTATCGTCGAGTGTCCCGCATTCCTCGAAAAGAGCTTCGAGGCGCATGACGATATAGTGCTGCACGATTCGGTCGCGGAAATCGGCGGCTACCACCTCGCGCAGACATGGTTTCGTAACGATAAATGCTATGGATTGCCGCGGGACGTATTCGCAGTTGAATACCTCGCGGGCGAGCGCAACAAGCTCGCTTTCTTCATCGAGCCAAAAGCGTATCGCGTTAGCGGTATGCGCTTTGTTTTTTAAGCACAGGCGATATGCCGCCCGCATTGATTTATAGAACGAGGCGAAAGGGTCTACATTACCTTGAAATTCGGAAACCGGACGCACGGCGTTCGTGTTATACTTGTTGTTGTTGTTCACGTTGCCCGTGTTGCCGTTGTAGATGAACGCGTTGTTGGAATTGTACTCGCCAGTTTTTTGCATTGTCGGTATAACTATGAATGATAGTATGCAAACCCTTTTCAAAATAATAATTATAGGCTCTCTGCCGACGGCCCGTTGCTCTTGCCGACGACACCCTCGCCACGAAGAAAATAGTTTCGCCAACCCCTCGCCTCGTCTTTAATCTTTGCGATAAGCATATCGCATTGTGCTTTTGCGTCGTCACTCATCAGACCCAGCGCAACGGCCATCCGCAGTTTTAGCGACAGGGTGTCAATACGCAGGACGAAATCGTAGATGATTTGTGCGGCCCGTTTCGGGTCGGTTTGATGATTCGCCCGCAGTATCATTTCCTGCGCTTCCTCTGCCACAACGTCGATGCGGTCGCCGATAGTGAATTTGTATTTGCGATTGAATTCCGCTGTCCGGCGATGCAGGAGCAACGCCAGTTGGAACGTTTTGTCGAGGATAGATAATTTCTTTGCCATAGGTCTAACTTGCGAACCCGCGCCGCACGCCGACGCGATGCGGCGCGGGAATTAAAAACTGAAAACTGTTTTTACAAAGCGGAAACCGGACGCACGGCGCTCGTGCTAAACTTGCTGTGGCTGCCCACGCTGCCCGTGTAGCCGGTGTAGAAGAACGCGCCGTTGGAATTGTACTCGCACGATGTCCACGGATAATAACCCGATCCGTAGCAGGTCGTCTTACCGAGGCGCGACAGCGTGCGGTTTACAGGGTCGCTTTCCCGGTCGGCGGACGTTAGCACGCGGTCGTGCATGAGCAGGTAGACTTCATCGACGGACGGCAGCCACCATGCGCCCGCTTCCAGTCCGGTAGTTGCGCCCTCGACCGTGACGCCGTAGTCGAGAGCGGCCGCAGCGGCCGGATAACGGGGAACGCTTTCGCCGTGGATGTCGACGAACCGCAGACCGCCGATCAGGTGCGTGTTGGCCTTGCCATCACGAAGCAGCGCGCCGTAGGCTGCGGGATATTGCAGCAAATGTTCTCCGAACAGATAATCCCGGTAGGTTGGATAGGCGGCGACCAGTTCCGGGTTGGCCTCTTCCGTAAAAGCGCTTTCCCGAATTATGGTGCTACTTCCGGGTTTGATTCCTGTGGTATCGGTTCCGTTGGCCGAATAGTATTGCAGGAATTTTTCGGGATTACAGCCCGCAAACGACGAATCAACGCCGTTGTTGCGGCGGACATATTCGGTTGACCCCTCGATCAACACCCCCGTCAACGTTGTTTGGTAGTTAATGTCTTCCGGTGTCCTTGCGATCTGACAACCGCCAACAACGGCAATCGCCGCACGGGAGGCGTTATACGTGTTCGAACCCATCACGACGAAATTGTCCGCCGCAGTCGCCGCCCATCCCCCATAATCCGCCGAGGAGTAATTGGGTGTCCCACCTTTGAGTTTCGCGTTGATAGCCGATGCAACATCCGCGAGCGTTGCGCCTGCGGTATACGCTATCGACACCTCTGCGGCGGCAGGGTCGGAACCGAGCTTCAACACGATTGTGCCGCCCGCAGCGAGATCGAAACCCGACAATGCAACCTCGTAGGTATGTGCCCAGCGGATGCTGCCCGAAACATGGTCGAGCGATACGATCAATAGCTGTTCACCTTGTCGCGCATAGACGACGGCCAGCGGTACAAGGTTTGCTGGAATCTGCGCCTTGGCAATCGTTGCGCTTTTGATGTATTTGATAACCCCGTCCGTTTTATCGAAAACGGCGAGATCGCCGATGGCGGCAGCCGATTTTCCGACGACGGTATTCACACCGTCGTAAATCGTTGTCGTCTCATTTTCGATGAACGAAACGGCCGATTTCGTCGAAAGACGTTTCGTGTCGGCCGTATAAGCGGCCCGATCTGCGTATTTGTTAACCTGTGCCATATTCCGTTTGCGTTATTGAATTTTCCAGTCGGACACGGCCGCATTCCCCGTTGAGAAATAGAGTGTGCGGGCGGTCTTGTCGATGTAGAACTGCCCGGCCCTGTCCGGGGCTTTCGTCGGTGCGCCGTTGCCGACGGGTGCAAGGTTGTTATCACCCCATACGTTCAGCTCCTTGACCTGCAATTTGGGAATCACGACAGCACCCGACAAAACGGATATAAGCGCCCTTTCGAGCGCCTCGACCCGTTCGTCGAGGGTGCAGTCGGAGTGCGCGAGCGTATTGATAACGTCGTCATAGGTGTCGACGACGCGCTGCGCGGATTCCGCTGCATTATTTGCTGCTGTCGCCGCCTCGTTTGCCTTACCCGCGGCTGTGTTGGCCGCCGTTGCTGCGTTATTTGCGGCCGTCGTTGCGGTGTTTGCCTTGCCTGCGGCCGTATTCGCTGCGGCTGTCGCCGTCGATGCGCTTCCTGCCGCGCTATTGGCTGCTGCGGCTGCGTTGTTGGCTGCGACCGTAGCGGCCGCCGCTGCTTTGGTTGCCTCGGTGCAGGGTACGACGATTTCGGCAAACTTACCGTCGTAGCGGGACAGCAGGTTTGCATATCCGACCTCAATACCCGTATCGACATACGCATTGAGGTTATCGTCGTAGACCAGCCATGTATTTTTGTCGCCGATCTTTGGCGACGCTCCCGTATAGGAAACATTGTCCGGGAAATTGACGACGGTAAGCGACAGCGATAGCGTCAGTTCGTGATAGCCTGTCGGGGCGTCTTCTTTGACCTCTGCAAACCGCACAACGGGCGTTGAATACATCGTCTTGTCTTCCAGCTTGACATTGAAGACGATACCATATTGTCCCGTGGTAGTCAGTTCGCGGGTTCCGAGCAAGCGGACATAGACGCCGTTCGTAACCTCGTTAAACGCGATGTCCTCACAGTTCATGGTTGCACCGGACGGCAACACAAGCGACGCTGCGATATAGCGCGCCCGGCGCAGATCGCAGATGCCGCCTGCCGGGGTCAACATCGTAGCCTTGATGCCGCATCCCTGCCCTAATTTGATGTCATACATAGTTAATTGCCTAAAATTTTGAATTTCGTTCGATTGGCCCTGACTTTCCCTTTCAGCGTATAATCAGCGAAGATTTCCGGCTTTGCTTGGATGTAGGCAAGGCACTCTTTCATATAACCGTCAGCGATAGCGAAAGCATCGTTGTACGCCGTTTGCCGCTCGCGGTATTCGGTCGCCTGTGAATACTCGTCGCGCTTCTGCACGAAGCCGAAGCGTGTCAAATGGTTTACGCCCGTTTTGACGAGGCGCGCCCAAACATAGTACGCCAGCGTTCGACGCAAACCGACGAAATGCCGCTGGTTCCCGCATTCGTCGGTATATTCGCCGCCGTTAAGGAGTACGGCGAATTGTACATGCGTAAGCAGCCGCATGAACAGTTCGTCGCCCAGCTTCGGTTTGACGTCGAGCAATTCGGCCTCTTCGATAGCGCGGGCGATAATCTCGTCGTCCATATCGCAGGGGCGGGCGTATTTATCGACGTCGTGCGGTTCAATCAGATGTCGCATCGTTTGCAATAGATTTTACGAGTGGTTCGATGGTGGCGTCGCCCGCTCCGGTGTACGGAATCGTGTTCGGTTCCCAATGGCTGAAAATAGCCCGATACGCACGCGACAACATCCGTTGCTGCTTCGCTACCTGCTCGCAGTATTCGCGCTTCACGTCGTTCGCAAGATCGCCCGTGAACCCGATACTGCCGCTGCGCAATCTTCCGAATGTTTCTTGGTTGAGCGCCGCATAGATGTTGTCGGTTACAGCTTTCGTTGTAGCCGTAAATTCTTTGTCGTAGTTATTCGTCTTGAATGGTACGAATTCGGGTTTATCCTCGTCGGTTTCGATCTCAACCTGCATGATTTTGAGCGAATTTGTATCGCCTTGCAGTTTCTCGAATTCCTCCGTGAATCCGTCATCGGACGATGCGCCGTTTTTGTCGTCGTCGACTGTGCTACTGCCTTGTCCGCGCTTCGTGATGAGCATACCCGCCGTGAGGAAATTATTTCGGACGTTTCGGTTATTAACGTTCGAAAGCCCCTCGTCCGTCGACATGTCGGTTAATACGACGTCGACCAACGGCAGGGGGTAGGCGTTACGTCCGGCGCGCGAAATGTAGAGAATTTGCCCTTTGTAGAATTCGATACCGCCTGCGGCCTGTATCTGCAACTGCACGACATCGGGCGACGGATTGAAGACCGGGAACACCTCGATTGTTTCGATGGTTACCTTTACGGCCTTGCCGCCGCGCGTCTTTTTACCCCGCCAATCGGGATGTACGACTATGTGGCTGATAATACCGTCGTCGTCTTCCTCCTCAAGGCGGCAATTCTCGAATGGGACATGCGCCATTGATACGATCTGTCCGAGAATATTGTAATTGACGTGCAGGGCAAGGCCGTCTTGGTAGGCTACATCGTCGGCGCACAAGTGATGTACGTCGTCTACCGTATTCCCTCGCGTGTCGCACACGGTTTCGGCCAGTGCTTGCGACGCAAGGCCGTTTCCCTCGATATATGTCGAACGTCGCTCGACACAGGTGCGACCTGTGGGCGACGAATCGACAATATCGCGCACCGTTTGCGGGTATAGGTTATTGTCGCCGTAGGTTTTGATACCCAACGACGACAAATATTTAACGTCTACACGCGTTTCGGGCTTCTTTGTGTGCTTTACGTTCATGGGTGGTTACTCCTCTGCGGTGATCTTCTCGATGTAGTCGGAAATAAGGCGGTGCGTGAGCTTCACGCCGCCGATCTCCTTGCCTGCCAACTCCTGCTTGATGGCCGTTTTCGATTTTCCGGCCACGAGTTCGGCGGCGATAGCCTCCCGGATAGCGTTATCGGCAGTATTTCCGTCGTTCCCGGCGGGCTGTTCGTCGGCTTCGTCAGCGCTTTCGGCTCCGGCGGAATCGCTGCCGGGCTTCTTGTCGTCTGTGGCTGTCGTTTCGGTGGCCGCCGCGGCGTCGATGCGGGCCTGCAATGCCGTGCAACGGCTTTCAAGTTCCGCTTTCTCGGATTCGAGGATGGCGATACGGTTGTGCGCAGCTTCGAGTTCCGACGATTCCCCGCCAGTTTTCGGCGCTTCGGCATCCTTTTTCGCCGTAGGGATAACCTCGAAGCGTCCGGTGGCGTTCGGGTGCTCTTTGAGGAACGCCGCGGCCACCTCGTCGGTCAGATTGTCGTTCGTGTAAATTTCCGAAGACCCTGCGATTTGCAGAATAACCCCTGCACGCAGTTTGTAATTCGATTTCTCTTTCATTTTTCCGTGTTTTTTGATGTACGAGTTGATTTCGAGCACGGCGTCGTGCCACTTGTCGGGACATCGACAGCCGTTCAAATGCTTTCCCAAGACCTCGTAATAAAGTCTTTCGATAGTCGCCTGTTCGGCGCTCGAATAGGGGGTATTGTAACCCCTATTCAAGTCCGAAAGCAGGATTTTTACCTCGTCGACGGTCATAGTGTATTACTCCGCATCGGAGGGGGTGAGCATCGTTTTGATGAGCGCCTCGGTGGCTGCAAGCGAACCCGCGTTGAGGAACATCGCCGAACGGGGCGCTTTCTCCTCTTTGAGCGTAATAGCCCAGCCCGATAGGGTGTCGTCGCTGTATTTCTCGCACGACCCGGCCGACAGCGTAAGGCCATTGAAAAGTCCGGCGATTTGGTAGGCCGACGCCCCGCGTTCCGCCTCATTCGTGGCCCGCAGGTTTTTGTGCCTGTTCTGCCAAATGACGAAAAACTCTCCGTCGAGCAGCGGGTCGATGATATTCTCACAAACCGCCGGGCTGTTGTCGGGCACGATGAAAGGAAATTCGGTCGAAGCCGTGCCGCCCAGCTTGCCGCTGCCGTCGAGGTCGGTTTTCAGCCCCTCGAACGGCTTCGTGCCGTACTGAACGATCGGGTACAACTGCGCGCCTTTGATAAGCGGCAGATTCAGCACTTGATTCGTCGAACCCTCGACAAATTCAAGATTGGCGATGTCGAGCTGCGCCCGGTTTCCGATCCACGCGGTACGCTCGACGCCTCGCGCGATCGGTTCCGCGCAGTTCTTTTCGATTTTCGCCTTGATGAAGCTATCGCAATTCATAGTGTAATCGAGTTTTGAGGGTTAGAAGCCTGCCTGTACGAGGTTGTCGTCGGCGATCAGCGTTCCGATCTTGTCCTTCGACAGAATCTTGTTCGTCTGCTCGTCCTTGTTGAACCATACCTGAATGTCGGCGACCTCGCTTTCGCTCTCCATGCCGACGAGCAGGTTGTCTTTGATCGTGTAAAGCGCGCGATAAGGCTTGTTCCACGCTTTGCCTCCACTGACGGTTTCGCAGCCTTTGATGATCTCGTCGAGGAACGGGATAGCGAGCATCTGCACGCCGTTGTAGTTCGTTTCCGTGATGCCGTCGAACAGCGCCGTCCACTGCAACTCCGAACCTTTGTTGTTCCGTTTGAGGTCGGCGTCCAGCGCGTCTTTCAGCGCCTGCGTGATGTATATGAGCTGGCCGTTGGCCTGCCGAAGAACCGTTGAGGCGTCGGAAATAAGCGCGTCGAGGAAATCGACGGCGGCATAGTTCTGACGCATGGCGGCTTTCTGCTCGGCGAACGTTGTGGCGGCGTTGGCTGCGCATGTGGTGCGACGGTCGGGCGTTGCGACGGCCAGCGTAAACAAGCGCTTCCAGAAACCGTCAATGAGGGTGAAATACGCCGGGTCGATGGAATCGAGCAGTTTGTCGCCATTCGTGACCGTATCGGCCGCCTTGTCGCCGAACCATGCGTAACGCATCAACATCTTGCGGATGGCGAGTTCGAGCCGGGGCGCGAGGATATAGTCGATATATTCCGTGCCCGTGAGGTCGGCGATGTTCGTCTTGGTGCGCATGGCGACCTGTGCGACTGTGCCCTCCAAATCCTTGTAGCAGATTTTTTCGGCAACCTCCCATTCGCGGATGTCCCACTCTTTTTCGCTCGTCGCAAGGACGCTGGTTCCGAACGTCGGATTACAGCCCTGTGAGGCTTTGCCGACCATGCCGAATTCGCCGATGAACCCGACTTTTTCGCCGTGCTTCTGTTTCGGCAGGAAATTGAAAATTTTTCCGAGCGATTCGGGGTCGGTGATCGCAAGGAAGATCAGACGCTTGAGGTCTTTGACGGCCCCGTTGTCGGGGGTCAGATTCGCAAAGTTAAGTCCTGTACTTGCCATAATTGATTGGTGTTGTTTGTGATTTACTCCGTTTTCTGATGTGCTGCTTCGAGTTCGGCGATGCGCTGCTGAACGCGTGACTGCGATTTCGCGGCGTTCGCCTTGCCTCCTCCTGCGGTCGTGGTCGCGGTTTGACGTGCGGCGGGCTTGTAGTCGGACTTGGCCTTAACAAGCCACGCTTCGCCGCCCGCAATGGCGACGAGATTCAAGATGCGTTTCTCGTCGGTCGTCTTGGCGTTCTTGCGGGCATCCGCAAGTTCGGCTTCGAGTTCGGCGATGCGGGTGTTCGCTGCGGCCAGCGCTTCGGAATCCCCGTTGTCGCCCCCGGCTCCGTTTCCGCCGTCGCCATCCTCGCCCTCGTCGTCAGCCTCGCGGATTTCTGTGATTTTGCCATCTTCAATGACGATGGTTTTACCGTCGGGCATCTTGTGCTCTCCGTCCGGGGATGCACTGTCGCCGACGGCTGGGTCTTCGCCGTCCGGCTTGTCGATTGTGATCGTGTCGCCCGATTCGGTGTTCAGCTCGTAATTGACGGGCTGCGGGGCGTCCAGCCCCAGCGCAACGGCCAGCGCTGCGAGGGCCTTGCGAAGCACGCTTTTGTCTTCGCTTTTCGTGGGTTTTGTTGCCATAGAATTTTGATTGTTGGTTATTGAATTTTGCTGCTTCCATGCAGCCGCTTTCGTTCTGTTCGGGCCGCCTGCCAATGCTGACGCTGCGGGGATGATCGTCTGAATGAATCCGAGTTCCTTTGCCCGCTCCATGCCGATAAACTTGTCTTCGTTCATGAGCGCTTCGAGTTCCGTGCGATCCGCTCCGGTTCGCTCGACGTAGAAATCGAGTATCTTCTGCTCGTCGTCCCGTAACGAGGCGGCCAGCGATTCGAGATCATCGGCGCGGTACGCATCGGCCAGCGTGTATTCGGGATAGTAGGGCTTATGGATGAGCAGCGAGGCGTGCGGGTATGCTCGGCGTTCGGAGGCGGCCAGCAAAACGACGGTGGCCATCGACGCGCAGTTCCCCTCGATGGTTGCGGTTATCTTCTTGCCTGTGCTCCGCCGCTTGTCGACGATGGCCCAGCCCTCGTTTACCTCGCCGCCGTCGCAGTGTAGCAGTAGGTCGATAATATCGTCGCCCGCCGGGATGCCGTTGATGAATTCGTCCACGTCCTTGAAACTTGTTCCGGCCTCGTCGCAGAACCAGTAGCATTCTTTTGTCGCTTCGGAAAGAATCGGATTGTAGAGTTTGAGAGTTGCCATAGATTTGATTTTCCGGAACAAAGCTAAATAAAAAGCGTGTAATAAATACACGCTTTTAGGCACAATCAACTGACACGACGTGTCAGCGGCTCGTATTGACATCGCGGCCGAACCGCCTGATGATACGATAGACGGTGCGTTCGCTGACCTCGTAGGTATCACACAAGTAGGCGACGATATACGCCACTTTGAACCCGTCGCGGCGCAGTCGTTCGTAGTCGCTCCATAGGGGGATGTAGCGGACATCCTCGATGGCGGCGCCTGCGCGAGCAAGCGCCCGGAGCAGATCGGCGTTCTGTTGTAAAATTTCGTGCACTTTCATAGCTACAAGTCGCCTAATGATTCGACTGCTTTCACCCGGTCGGATACGCGGGTTATTTCATCCACTCCGACGCGCATGTCGAGTTGCGAAACTCCCTTTGCAAATGCACGGGCAAGCATATCTTCGCCTGCTATCTGATTGCTCGACTGCGTGGCGACTATCGGCGCACCGCCTCCGAGCTGGTTTAGCGCCGAGTAGATCGGGGCAAACATAGACGTCGGCAAGGCTGCGTTTACCGATTCGCCGTCCGACAGCATGGCGGGTACACTGTCGCTTGTTGCCGTTCCCGGCCCGGACACATAACCGCCCGTCGAGAATTTTGCCGATTTGACGGTCTTGATCGCCGACGTAATATTCGCCATGATCGTTGCAACAGTCGTAGCGATTGCGATAAGGTTGCCGGGAAATGGGACGCTTTGAGCCTGCGCCGTACCCGCGGCAATAGCCTTTCCGGTGTTGATGGCGATCTCGGCCAATGCAAGCGTCTTGCTCAAAACGGCGAAAGTCTTATTATCTTCGCCCAACTCTTCGAGCAAACCCGATAGGCCGTTCGTGACTGCTGCGAGGGCTTCCAGCTTCGCTTGTTCGATCTGCACCTCGTAGTCGTTGATAGCCCGTTTTGCATCAACGTATGCCTGCTGCGCGCCGAGTTGTCGGGCCTTGAATGCGGCGTCGCTTTCGCCCTCCATCTGTTGCAAGGCATCGAGTTCCGCCTGTCGCATCTGCAACTGTAATTGCAGGGTGTTTTGGCCTTGCACAGCGGCGGCGTTGATTCGATTTTCCCATTCGAGCCGCAGGGCGTCGTTCTGTTTTTGCAGATTGGCATTTATCCATTGGTTCGAAAGGTCATCCAGTTGCTTGTTGTATTTCTCCCGAATGAGAACCTTTCGCTGCTCGGTCAGTTCGACGTTGGCAAGTTCGGCTTCCTGTTGTTTCCGTAGCTGTTCGACTTTCAGCGTATATTCAGCGTCGGTTCCCTGCTTGACGGCAGCAAGCCGCAGGGAGATGTTCTGCTGCTCTTGCTGGATTTTCTTGTCAAGGCCCGCGCGGTTGATCTTCTCGACGTTTAACGTGTGTTGCTGTTCGGCCAGTTCGATTTGCTGCTGAATCGCCGCTTTCGCCTTTTTTGTCAACCCCTTTTCGGTTTCAAGGCGTTTTTTCAGATCGGCGACGCGACGGCGGTATGCGACCTCTTCCTGCGTCAACTGCTTGCTGATACCCTCTTTCATCAAGGCGACTTTGGCGTCGGTCGCTGCGCGCACGGCGGTAAGTTCGGTCGCAAGGGCCTGTTTCTGCTTTTCTGCGGCTTCTTTGTAGGCTTCCTTTATCGCCTTGTCGCGCGCAGCTTCGAGGCTTGCAAGAATATCTTTCGCCTCGCTGCTGGCTACCTTACCTGCATACACCAGTTCGACGAGTAGTTGGCGCTGATTCTTGAATTCCTCGTTGGCTTGTTGCGTCGCGTATTTAACCGCGCCCAGCTTCTTTTTTAACGCGGCGTCGTTATAGGCGGACGCGAGGGTGCGCAGGTGGTTCGCTGTGTCATTCAGCGCTGACTGGTAGTCCTCGGCCGCTTTTTTCTTGGCATCTTGTGATGCCTTGTATTCCTCGCTGTCCTTTTTGTAGAGCCGCTGCGCCGCTTTGAAATGTTCGGCGCGCTTGTTAGCAAGGTCTTTCAGTAGGGCAAGGCGCGTCAGCGTTATTTCCTCGTCGGTTTTGCCGAGGGCTTTCATCTTCTCGATGTGCTCGTCGTATTTCTTATTGAGTTTGTCGAGTTCTTCGCCCTGTTTTTTCAGATTCTCTTTCGCTTTTTCGGTCGATGAATTGAACCAACTGAACGCCTTAACGAGGGCGTAAACGGCCGCGATTGCCGCGATAATTGCCGCGACGATCACCCCGATTGGGTTTGCGAAGAGTGCCGCCGTGAATTTCCAAACAGCGGCGGTTCCGGCGTTTGTGGCAACCGTTCCGGCGGCCATCGCCGATGTCCGGGCGGTTTCCGCTTTCGTCTGCGCCCATGTCGCAATCGCCTGTGCCTTTTGCATGACGATAGACTGTTTCTGCAACATATTCTGTACGGACTGAATAGCCACGAGCGCGCCGAGTGTCTGCGTTATAATGCCGATGGCCTTGTCGAGGTCTTTATTTTCGACCCCTAACTGCTTTGAAAGTATAGACCATTGCGCCCATAGCTGCAAAAGATTCTGCGTCCCCTTTATGAGCACGTCGAGTTGTGCCGTGTCGGATGCCCCGGCATTGATGCCCGCTTCGACGTCGGCAAGGGCATCTTTCATGTTTGCGGCAACGCCCAGCAGGTCTTGATACTCCTGCGTCGTTTCTTTGCCCTCGTATTTCATCTGCGCGAGTTGCTGACGAATTACGCCCAACTGCGTTTCGAGCGGTTTGAGGTCGGGATAGTTGCCCACATTCCGGTAGAATCTTTGCGTGCCCTCTTCCGATTCGAGCAGCGCGTCGGTTATTTCGTTGATCTGCTTTTTAAGCGCTTGGCCCTCCGCGCTTTTCTGCATGGCTGCGCTCATCGAATCGTACTGTTTTGTAAGGTTCGACAGTTCGGCACGCAGTTTCCGGTTTGATCCCTCCGCTTCGCGGGCCGCCTTAATATTGTTCTGCACCTCCTTTTCGACCTCGCGCAGTTCACGCTTGTAGGCCGTCTGCTCGGCGCGTAGCTTTGCCAGTTCTTCGCGGTCGGCGGCCGAGGCTTCGCCCTTGCGCTTGATCTCCTCGCGCAGCGCTTTTTCCTTTGCCGTTGACTCCTCGATTTTGGCGTTATAGTCGGCTATCAGCTTGATAGCTTCCGCATTGTCGACTTGCACCTCGACGACGCGGGTTGTTGTGTTTTCTGCCATATCTTTACTCGGTTTGTGTTTGTTCTGCGATTTCGTAGCTGTATGTGTCGTCGTATTCCGGGGTGATGGAATTTATTTCGAGCCAGCCGAAAATGCGCGTAACTGGGGATGTGGACGCTTTTGTTTGTCCGGCTGCGAGTGTTATTACCTCCTGTCCGAGCGCGACGCCCTCGTAAGTGTAGGGCGTGGCAACGACTTCGAGATCGGACGCGGGCGGCTTGCTGGCTGTAATATAGACAGCCGCTAAATTCTGTTCCCATCCAATATACACTGTTTGCGACGGGCGTTCCGGTTCCGTTTGTTCGATAACCGTTTCCGGCAACTGTATGGCCTTGACCTCGCAGGCTTTGTTCGCTGTCGACTGGATGCTGACAATGCCGTAGAATTTCCCGTATTGGCGCAGGTAGAACGGAATCGAGTAGTCCAGCGATTTCAAGTCGTATTCGTCCAGCATAACCTGCTCCGCAATAGTTATTACGCCGTTGAGCAGGCGCGATAGGGTGGAATAGTATTTCGATAGTAAGGTCGTGAAATCGAGGCCGTCGAATGTAAGCATAGCCAGCCCGGAACCATCGCTGATAAGGCGCATAATTCGGTCTTTGACTTGGACGGCGTCGACGGCCGTCCCGTCGTCGTTCAGTTCGTAGTGCCGTATCGTCGAGCCGTCCGATGGAGCGAAAGGCAATGTTATAACGGTCTTTTCGGCATCCAGAATTTCGCTGTCGATTTTCAGATTGCCGTCGGCGTTCGTGGAAACCGTATCGTCTTCTTTGTACCTGAAATAGTTGTTGCGGCAGTAATCGTTGATTTTGTATTCCGTGGTCTTCGGCTCGTCGTCATTGCTGCGAGCGAGTTTGTCCGACCAATCGCACGCCTGCACCTTGTTCTCCTGTAAGGTGTCGAGCGATACGAATTTCAGATTATTGACATTTGCGGGGTCGGGCACGGCAAAGATGCCGAGCATTCCGCAGATCGCTTTGATGTAGTCGATTTGCGAGATTTCGGGCAGGTTCTGCGGTATTGGGTATGTGCTTGGATAAATGATACTTTCGAAATCCTCTGTAATGGTTAGCTTGGTATTCCCCAACCTCGACCCGACTATCCGGCCTGACCCATTATGCGGGAATAAACGCAGATAATCGTACCTGCCCCAAAGCAGTTCTTCGTTTATGTCGGCGAAATAATACGTCTTTTGATACGCATACATTCCTGTTGATGATGATACTGCCGACGATCCAATGCTAACCGCGATTTGCGTTGTCGTTTCGCTGTTATCGTTATATTGGGTGGCGCGGACATATACACGGCTGGGGAACGCCCCCGAATCGTTGGAGTAAAGCGTCATTCCCAACTGTGACCCCGACTTGTCGATGATAGAAATTATAACTTTGGTTGCGCCGTCGACCTTGCGAATTTTGGTATTGTCGTCCGGGTCGAACACGCCGTGTTTGTCCGTGCCGTTGTTGCCCGCGATGGAGTACCCCCAAAAACCATTCGAATTTTGCAGGAATGGATATGTCGACACGGTCGCCTCGGCTTGGTTGCTCGCCGCCGATGCGTTCCGGCTCAAACACGGAATCGCTATCCCTCGAAGCGCCAGTTTGTGTTTGTCTGGTATTTCGAAAGTGAATCCGGCCTGCGTTGCTATCCTGTTGAGAATCCACCACGCCGTGACGCTGGGGTGAATATTGGCAAGATTGGTATTCGACACGCCGCAGTCGTATTTTGCGTATCCATATCCGGTGGATTTCATTTGCGACAGGGTCGTCGCTGTGGTATTTGCATTCCACGTCAGCGCTTCGGTTCCGGTCAACTCGTTCAACTTGGCCGCTTTGTCGACCCACGTTTGAAAGTTTGCCATCACGCCCCAATAAAGCGCGATTTCGTAGGTTTCAGACGAAGATAGCAGCACGGCATATCCGACGCGGACGACCTCGATTCCATTCCGAACAAGGCGGGCCGAATATCGGTTGTATCGCTTATCGGATACATAGGCGGGCGCCCCCGGATTGTCGAATATCTTTCGGTTGCGTGTTGTCTTCGGGCATTGAATCGTCTGCGAATTCGACGACGTAATTTTCGATATGTCGCCGAGCAGGTTAGACTTGTAGTTGAGGGTCGTCGCCGCATCCGGTTTAAGGTCGACGGCCTCGCCGTTGATATATAATTCCTCCGTCATGGTTACAGCATTTGTGCGCTCAGCGCAGGCTCCTCGATTGAGAAAATAAAATCTTGGTAATGCTTCGTCGTCTTCTCGTAGCTGCCAGCAACGATATTGACGCGGTGCCACAGCGGCGCGTCGTTGGCGTCGTATCCGTCGAAAACATCCACGACGACCGACTGCGCGAGTGTGAGCAGGAAATCATACGTTTCGGAATCGACCAACTTTGCTCCCAGCGAACGGGTCTTTTTCCGGGATAGGCTTTGCCGGACTGACGTTTCGATATTCACGCCGTCTATGTAAGCGGTCGGGACATTCATATCGTCACGCTCCCATGTCGAGGATGTCGAAACGGTCGACGCGCTGCCGATCTCCTTGAACAGGTAGTAACAATAGCGCCCCTGTTGGTCTATCCAGCGCAGATAGACACCGTTTGCGCTCCGGTCTATGTCGAGTGTATAGCCAACCATGCCGACAGCCTCCTCGTCGTTTTTCAGCACGAGGCTATGCGGTACGGCGATATGCACCGAACGGGCGACGGTCGAGGGGTCGATCACTCTTGCCGGATTCAGCAGGTAGCGGTGGTATGGGGTCGCACCTTCCGCGTCCTCGTTGTGGTTGTAAAACATGATGTCGGACTGTTTACCGTCGATCAGCACGTCGAACGATGTTCCGTTCTTGGCGAAGACATCAACCGTAAACGGATAGCGGACGAACCATTTGCGACGCATGATGCCGCCGGATGATTCGCGGGCGGATATTGTGCCCCAAATAGCGTCTATCCCAAACGTGCCGAGATAGAATTGACTGCCGTTGCGATACCAGTATATCGTAGCGTAGATATTCTTTTTCAGCGGGGAATCGACGAACGCCTTGCTGTAATCAATCACTCCCTGCGCAACGTTATTGAACAACAGTTGCAGATACCGCCGTACATCGAAATATGCGGCCCCATTGAACGGCTCGCGCTCTTCGCTGTACGATTGCTGCGCTTGGCGGTCGGTTAAGACCATTTCTAATTTGTCATACGTTGTGGGAATTTTCGTGATTTTGAAAATCGCCGGGACGAATGCGAAATGCGTTGCATTGGGATATTCGACTACTGTTCCCGTGCTGCTGTGTGTAAATGTTCTGCTCATGGTCTATTGTCTTAAAATTGATTCGACGATCTGTGCATCGAAAAGCCCCGCCAGCCTATCGGCGATGCGGTCGGATAGGGCCGCTATTTCGGGCGTGAAGATGTCTTCGCGGCCGCCGTTACGGAATAGGGCCGACCCCTCCGTCATTATTTTGGTCGCTGCTCCCCACGCTGAAATATCTACACCCTTTGCTGCGGCCCAGTCCGCGATGATGTCGATAAACCATTTCGGGGCGGACGGATAGACCGACCCGTCGCGGCGTCGGCGAAAATGCTGTGACAGCCACGGTTGCGTGCCGGTTTCGAGTGCTGCAAAATATGGGCGGGCGTCCATCGTTCCCGTGGTTACGCCGCCATTGGTCGTTACGGCTATTGTGATGCTGTCGGCGGTTGTGCCCGTCGTCCGTTGTCCCGCGGCGACGTGGTGCTCGATAATTTTCTGCCGTGCCCGGTCGAGTTCTTCGGCGACGATTCGGTCGGCTTCGAGTTCTATTCTTTGTACGTCCATAGCTACAAGCCGTAATCGAAGCAGACGCCCGCCTGTTCTTGGAGTGTCAGCGACAGCGTTACGATACATAGGTTTGCGTCCATCTTGTCGAACGCGACGCGGTAATTGATTTGCCCGGCGACCGGAACGAAAAAGCCGCTTTCGTTTACGGCGACGATGAATCGCACGGCAAGACCTTTCAGCCGCTCGGCGATCTCCTGCGCCTCGGCTCCTTTGTAGTCGAGCGGCATAGCGTCGGCAAAGGAGATAAGGCAGGATGGAGCGTCGCGCACGAAGCCCTGCGACGTGAAATTCAGAAAACCCGCCACGGGTTGCACGTAGAGGCAGGCGGGCAGCGTGAGGCCGTCGGGGTGTGTAACCTCGCGGCTCTCTCCTTGACGCCGGAATCGGTCGAACGCTTGATTGGCGCGGAACCACGATTCGCACAGATAGGTAAGGCCCATCGCCTCGGCGATCTCCTTGACTTTGTTTTCGACTGTCGGTTTTTCCATAAGTCTATTTGTTTTTGTTGGCCATTATTTCGCGCAGGCGCCGTTCAAAGGCGATCCGCTCGTTGTCGATTCGCATACACTCGCAGACGCGCACCCATGCCACCTTTGCGGCGTCGTCTTGGTCTTGGTAGCCCTGTCGGTGGGCGTACCAGTCGATGATGCCGAACGGCCCGAAATCAAGGTCGTTTATTCCGGCTTTGATCTCTTCGGGCGTCGGCTGGTTGCTTGTGCTTGCGAACAACGCTGCGATGCGCTCCAATTCTCGCCCGACCCAAAAGACGAAACCGAGCATTTTGTCTGCCCGTTCGTTGTAGCAGCGCCGGGGATGTACTTTCAGAATGACGGACGCGATTCGCTCTATAAGAGCGTGCACCCCGTCTGCCTGCAAGCTGAACAGGTCGCCGATAGTTAGATCGTTGAGGTTTAGAGGCGTGCGCACGCCGCATACTTTGTTTGGCTTCGGCAGGGTTTGCAATGCTGCACGCGATTCGGGCGTCAGCACTCGTTCGATAGCGAGCACCTGCCGGGTCGTCCGTTTCTTGATTGTTATTTTCATCAGTTTTCCTGTTTAATCCACTTTTGCCGCCGGGGCGGTAGTTTATTTGTCTTTCAAATTTTACCAGCAGAAACAGCCTAAAAACAGCTTTTCACGAAAGCCGCCCGACGTGGACGCGCATACCTTTCGGCTGCGGGACGATTTCGTAGTACATGCGCATCATCAGCGGGTCGAAATAGTCGGGCGACCGACCAAGTACGGCTTTCATCTCTCGTTTGTCGATGATTCGTTTCTTGCTCGTATCGGCGTCGACGTCGCGGGCGACAAGGCAGGCTTCCAGCTCTTCGGCAATGGTCGATTGTAGTTCTTCCGGGCAGTCGATGTAGAGCAGCCCTGCATTGATAACCTCCGCCAGTTTGAACGCGCATTGCGATTTGAGGTTGAAATACGTGTTATCCGGCGCGGGCGCTCCTCCGTGAAACGTCTTGATGCCCTCCAAATACGAATCGAGGTACTGCCCCAGCCCGTCAGAATCGGCGATGATGTTAGAGCGCCGGACGCCGTGCCGCCTCGATTCGTCACGCAGGTCGGTTTCGATCTCCTTGCCCGTGCTGTACGGTTTGTCGATAGCGAGTTTAGCGGCCATTCCCGTCCAGTTGAACGCGACAAAGCGGTCACGGCCTTTCATGGCAAGGTCGGCGCTGATACGCCGCACGCCGTCGCCCGTCTGCCGCTCGTTCGTGAAGCAGTCGAGGATGGCGTCGTAGTCGGCGAGTTGGTTTGCGTTGCTCTCGTATTCCCATTTGCCGAGCAGTAGACGTAGCCGAATCGACTTGACGCCGATTGATTCGAGCGTTCGAATGTAATCGGGCGTGATAAACGGGTTGTCGTAGACCAACGCCTGAACGAATGCGCAGTCTTTCGGTAACGTTCCGTCGATATGCGGTTTGTAGAAATGCTTATATAACCAATTCTTTTTCGGGTTACAGGTTATGAGCATCTTCGCTTCCAGTCCGTATTCCTCGTTGAGATGCCGCCCGATTCGGGATTTCAGCACCTCGTAGGCCATATAATGAACCTCTCCGGCCTCCTCTATCCAACCACCTGTAAACTCTTTCGACCCCAACCGCTCGAACATCGGGTCTTTCTGCGGATAGAATGTCAAGTCGAGCAGTACGATTTCCGACCCGTTCGTAAACTTGATGCCGTCGTCCGTTATCCGGTAGTCTGTGAATCCGTAGGAATCGGCGACCTTGCCGAACGTGACCAGCACGGATTCGCGGCTGTCCTTGATGTTGTTTCGGCCGACGAACCAGCGCGTTTTCGGGAACGCCCAGCAGCAACGCATAAGCCAGTCGCACCCCAACCACGATTTGCCGCCGCCTGCTGCGCCGCCATAGACGACGTATCGGATTCGCGGGTCGGCCAAGTGGCGGTAGGCAAGCAACTGTTTGTAGTTGACGCGCTGCTGTTCTTCGCGCTGTTGTAGTCCGTCGGTAAACATGTGTTATTCGTCTTCTTCCGATAGTTTCCGTTCGCGCTCCTCGTCGATACGGCGGACGATTTCGTCGACACCCGGCACGACGGGCAGCACCGACGAAAAGCCCTTGAATTCCTTTCCGCCCGATGTGATGTCGACCTGTACCTTGTCGAGGCCGAGCAGTTTGTCGCGGCGTTCCTCCCATTTGCGGATTTCGGCGAGGATTCGCACGTCGCCGACGGGTTCCTCCGTGACACTCGACGTTTCCGATTCGAGCGGAACGGGGGCGTCGAGAGGCTTGCCGACGACAGGATTTCCGAACGTGTTTATATCGACGAGTGCCGTGCGAACCTTTGCCCGCTTGACAACTCGTTTCTGCTTGCTGGCTTCGTACAGCCGCCACAGTTCCGCGATGGCGCGGTCGCACTCCATCAGCGCCTCGTCGCACGCCTGCTGTGTGTTGCTCGCGGCTTCGGCTCGCCATTCGCTGACGAGCAAATCCCAATCGGTCTTGATCGTCTTCGGCGTTACCGAATACCCTAACTGCCGTTCGACCTCTGCGGCGATCTGACGAAACGGCATCCGCCGTTCGAGGCGCAGATGCGACACGAGCGGCAGACGGGCATTCCGGCGGTCTTTCGCCGATTTGTTGTTGCTTGGGTGTGATGCCATTGGTCGTTACTTTTTAACCGATTCGCGCAGTATCTTCGGCACGGCGTACCGCCATTTGATGTGATGATGCAGCCGCCGATGGGCGGTTCCCATTGCCGAAACAACCACGCATGACGGGCAATACATGACCGTGTAGAAACTCTTTACATACGTGCCCGCGTCCAAGTACAATTCCGTCATGCCGCCGCTGTTGCTCTGCGTTTCGAGTTGGTCGAGGCCGATTTGTAGGATGGACAGAAATACCCCCCCCCGCGACCCCAGCAGGACGTAGGTATTGACGTCTTCGTTGATACGGCCGACGAATTGAAACGGTCGGTCGACGGAGCAGATAAACGAATTCATGGCCTTGCGCATCGGCTGTATTCCGTCGTTGAATCTCGTCGCCTTTTCGCCGCCGATATAATCGCCGCCTTGTCCGATTGCAAGGGTCAGCATTGGGGCGGAATTGAAATAGTCGAGCAGCATGTCGAATACCGCGTCGAGGTCTTGGACGTCTGCGCCGTGCCAGCGTAGCTGGTCGTCGAACCGGAATTTGAAATACGTGTAGTCGTCGTCCAGCTCGATGAAATGCGTCGCCCCGATCTGCCGGGCCAGCTCGAAACAGGCGTTACGGGCGTAGATGATTGCCCGGCGGTCGCCGAAATTGTCGCCCTCGTCGAATGTCTTTGCGATCTCCGATTTGGAAAAGACGAGCACGTCGCCGAAGCGTTTGCGATACTCCGGCAGCGTCTTGTCTTCGTCGTCGCAGACGATGTATATTTTCCCCGTGTACCCGTGTTTGCGCAGTTTCTCGTAGGTCAACACCCGGTCGGGGCGTCCGTGCGTCAGAATGAACGCGACGAACCCGTTATGCCTCATTGCCATACTCCCGTGTGTATTCGTTTCGTATTTCGTCCGACAATCGGATGTAGCCCTTTTCGATGGCTTTGCCGAAGTCGATAATGACCAGCGCCGAATCTTCCATAAGCTCCTGCATTTCTTTCGAGGCGTGTGCGTAGTAGTCGGCAATCTTGGCGTAGTCGAACACCGTATGCCGTGCGGCAGCCTGCCGCAGGAACTCTTTTTCGTCGGGCGATACGTTCGACGCCTCGATCTTTGCCAGCAGTTCGTCGGTTCGGCCGCTGTCGGTCAGCGTCGATAAGTCCGGTTTTTCGTTCTTCGGCTCGTAGACGGGCGACGTGATTTTGTGCGTGTAGTGCTCGTCGGCTTCCCCGTCGCCGCCACAGCGTCGCCCCGTTATTTCGTTAGGGTCGAGGCCAATTGCCTGGGCGAACGCCCTTATGTCCGCTTTCGGGAGTACGTCGAGGT